ACACGAACCAAATCCAGAAGACTGTCTAGTACTGCACGGTACAACTGACAACGATCGTTTTAGTTTATTTGATCCCGAACACAAGCATTATTCAAACGATCCTGTTTGGAACAAATTCATACATTCAGCGTGGGTAGATTATGGTAGCAGTGTTATTCCTGAACACTTTCGAGATGTAGGTAAAAAATTAATTGCTTATAGTGATTGTGAAGAACTACGTCAATACAACTATGAACAAGCTGTTGGATTATTTGATGGTAAGAGTGCTAGATTAAACATACCAATGCTACAATTCCATATTATGCCACCAGTTACTCCTGTAGATGTTCCTACATTGTTATGGCCTGAGCGTAATTACTGTAGTTGGATAGTAAGACATCCTGAGAAAGAATTAGTCACATGTCCAGGCGGGCACCCCAATGAAATTGGTCACCAAATGATATCAAAACAGTTGATTCCGGAGATAAATTCTGTTATACTAGTTTGATGTTAGATATCTTATCTGTTATACCAGGCAAACACAAACAAACTTCAAGTGGATGGGTTTCATTCAATGCAGTCTGTTGCCAGCATAATGGAGAAAGGGCAGATAAAAGAAAGCGAGGCGGTATAAAGCCCGATGGCGAAAACTGGAGTTATCACTGTTTCAATTGTGGATACAAGGCAAGTTTTAAACTGGGCAGAACACTGTCATTTAAAACTCGTAAGCTGTTGGCTTGGATGGGTGTTGATCAGAACACAATTTCAACACTTAACTTAGAAAGTTTAAGACATAAAGATATTGGTCAGCTAGCAGAAGATAGAACACAAACTAAACTTACCAAAGTAACATTTAACACATTAGAGTTACCTAAGGAATTAAGACTAATAGAAGAATCAGATCAACCATATGTTGAATATCTAGAGTCTAGAGCAGTTGATCCAGGTGACTATCCTTATATGATAAGTCCAGACCAAAAAGGTAGACAAGCAGAGCGTATTGTTATACCATATACATATGATGGAGTAATAGTTGGCTGGTCAGCTAGATACTTAGATGATAGACAACCAAAGTTTATCAATGAACAGCAACAGGGCTATGTGTTTGGAACTGACTTACAACAAGATCATTGGACACAGGCAATAGTAGTTGAAGGTATATTTGATGCACTTAGTCTGAATTGTTTAGCAGTATTACATAATGATATTAATGCAAAGCAAGCACAACTGATTACCAGCTTGCGTAAAGAAATAACAGTAGTACCAGACCAAGACGAGGCAGGATTAAAACTTGTTGAACGAGCAGTAGAATTAGGGTGGGCAGTAAGTATGCCTGAATGGCACGAAGGTGTTAAAGATGTAAATGATGCAGTAAAACGTTATGGCAGATTAGGAACTCTGATAACTATTATGAATAACAGAGAAACTAGTAAGATTAAAATTGAACTTATGAGGAAGAAACTTGTTAAAAGAATACGGAATTGACATACAAAGATTATTTCTTGAAATGATGTTGCAAGATGCACAGAGTTATACTCGTATACAAAATATCTTTAATCCAGAAAATTTTGATCGTAGTCTAATAGAATGTGCAAAGTTTATTAAAGACCACGCAGACAAACATAACACTATGCCTGACATGAAGCAGGTATCTGCTGTTACTAAAATTCAATTGTCACCAATACCTGAAGCCAAAGACGGACACTTTGATTGGTTCTTAGAAGAGTTTGAAAAGTTTACACGTAGACAAGAATTAGAACGTGCAATTCTAAAATCGGCTGACTTATTAGAAAAAGGTGACTACGATCCTGTAGAGAAACTAATCAAAGATGCAGTACAGATATCATTAACAAAAGATATGGGCACAGATTACTTCTTAGATCCTAAGGCCAGACTAATGGAAATTAAGTCTAGTAACGGGCAAGTATCAACAGGCTGGCCAATGTTAGATAGATTGTTGTATGGCGGATTTAACAGAGGTGAACTACAGATATGGGCAGGAGGCTCCGGCTCAGGTAAAAGTTTGTTTATGCAGAACATGGCAGTAAACTGGGCAATGCTGGGTATGAACGGCTGTTATCTAACACTAGAGTTAAGTGAAGGCTTGTGTGCTATGCGTATGGATTCAATGATGACTAACACTGCATCAAAAGAAATATTTAGAGATATTGACAATGTTGAAATGAAAGTTAAACTTGCAGGTAAAAAAGCAGGACACTTGCGTATTAAATATATGCCAGCACAGTCAACAGTAAATGACATCAGAGCATACATGAAAGAACTTGAAATACAAACTGGTAAAAAGCCAGACTTTCTTTGTGTTGACTACTTAGATTTGTTGATGCCGGTGAGTGCTAAAGTGTCGCCAAATGATTTGTTTGTTAAAGACAAGTATGTGTCAGAAGAATTGCGTAACCTAGCAAAAGAACTAGACATTATATTTGTTACAGCATCGCAGTTGAATAGGGGTGCAGTGGAAGAAGTAGAGTTTGATCACAGTCACATTGCAGGTGGGTTGAGTAAAATTAATACTGCTGATAATGTGTTTGGTATTTTTACAAGTCGTGCAATGCGAGAACGTGGCAGATATCAAATACAGTTAATGAAGACTAGATCAAGTTCGGGTGTTGGACAAAAAGTAGATTTAGAATTTAATGTAGATACATTGCGTATCACAGATCTGGGTGAAGAAGGGCAGAGTGATTACAATAGACCATCACCGAGCGGCAGTAAAATTATGGACTCAGTTAAATCTACTAGCACAGTGTCTGATGGAGCAACAGAATCTAAAAAAGAAGACGGTAAAGTAACAGCTGACATACAAAGTAGCAAATTAAAAAGTCTACTAAGTCAGATTAAAACCCAATGAAGATCTACACATTTGGCGATGGATTTGCATCAGGACATATATGGCCTGAATGGCCTCAACTCTTAGATGCACTCACTGGCTCCGTAGAAAACTACGGACACATTGGAGCTGGTAATGAGTTTATCTTTAATTGTGCAATCAAAGCGGCCGTTAAGGCAAAATCGGATGATATATTTTTAGTTCAATGGGCTCAGTCTAATAGATTTGATAAACTATTAGAAGATGAGTATTCAACAACTATTAAACAAGCTGATCCAATATATAAGGATATAGAAGCAACAGTGTTTGGTCAAACTTGGTGGAGTTCAAGTGCATCTAAACTAGAAATAATTAAAAGTTATCATCGATTAGTTGGACCAACCCAGTCTCAAAATAGATCTAAATTATTTGCTATATCCTTATCACACACGTTAAAATCTTTAGGGATTAAACATCTATACTTTTCAACTTATGCTGTTGACTTTTTAGACAAAGACACAGAAGTATTACCTTGGGTTGACACCGATGGTATGGAATCGTATTCTCAAAAATTTTCTAATAGAGGCGATGAAGTGCAACCAAAACCCATTATTCATTTAACCTATCTTAAAGAAAAAATATTACCTAAATTAAATATTAAACTAGATCAAAAGATAGTTGATCTTGTCGATGGCATTGAATTTATTGCTTATGATCCTGACAGAGAAGAGAAATGGAAAGACTCATTATTAAAGATATGCAATGTATAATCTAGTATGTTTCCCTCATTATACCTGTGGCGGAATGTTATGCGACATATTAAACGATTCGTTTTCAGTGGTTAGTATATATAACGGAGGAATAGCAAGCCTCCACCACGACGCTGGCAAGATAGGAGATACTGAATCAATTTTTGAAGAATTCGATCAGAAAAAACTGTTTACTAAATTAGAAAAGTGGGGTAAGCCTGAATGGATAGGTACACATTGTTGGTTAGGAAACACACCGTTAGAATCTGTTAACAGTATTATTAATATTACTACATCAACGTATAAGAGTAGACTCTATAGGTGGATCAGAGCAGTTAACCATTATTATATTCCCAGTGACCCTTGGCTAGCAGAGACAGGCAACGATCAGGGGTATAGAGATAAAGCTAAAGAAACAGCTAAAAATTATCTTAAACCATTTAGGCCAATTAAACTAGATAAGGTAATTAACTTAGAATTCTCTGACATTGTAGAGATGAAACCAGAATTCATTAGTGTTATACAAAAATATAATTACAAGCAATCAATTAACCGATGGCAAGAACAGAACTCATTCTTGTATAATCAAAACCTTTTAAGAAGTTTCGAAGCTGAGGTATTTCATGAGGCAGAACATGAAATAAATCTTAAAGAATATTATGTTTATGAAGTTGATAAATATACAAACTAGAGAGAATAATAAACCATGCAAAAAAAGACTAGAAGTATATTAGACGAACTAAATGACTTGCACATTCCAAAAGATAAAACACATCTTGTTGAAAGCCGTGCCAGTAATATTATCCAGTCAGCAATTAATCTGTTTGAACAGATTGATATGGCATACGACAGAGACCAAGCAGACGACCTTCAACGTAAGTTCGTTAACGCTATTAAAACTAGAGATCCAAAAAAGTTTTATAGGTCAGTGAGACGTAAAGATGAAGATTAATGAAATTACAGAAGCAGGCATACTAGACCGACTTGTTAAAGGTACCAAAGCGGCTGTACAAGGGTACACACAATCTAAGGACACTCGTGTAAACGCTCAGGCAATAGCACAAATGTCGCAAGTGGCCGCAAGAGCTTGGGGCAAGATGAAACAAAATTTAGAACGTATCAATGATTACAACCCCCTAACAAAACAACAAGAGACACAACAGTTAACTAAATGGATAGACGATAATCTATTAGGATCTTATCAATTAAAAAGCACCGGCGGTGACTTTCAGGGAATAGTTGCTAACCTAGTAAACAAGATCACTAGTGATCCAAAACAAACAGAACAATCATTTAGCACAATATTAACTAATGCAAGCAAGTTAGCATTAGATCCAGAATCGGAACCATCACGTGCACCGCAAGCGGGCCAATTGGCAGGAGCTAACACTGCTCCATTTAAAGTTGTGGGGGATATTGCCACAGCAGGTAACATGGAATTGAATCTTAAAGATCCGCAACAACGAGAAATATACGATAGAATCAGAGATGAAGTTGCTAAAGGCGACATAAAAGCATGATAATACTTGAGGGTGGAAACGTATTCAAAGACGAAACCGGAACACCTTTAACTCAAAGGATTAATCTTGCGGATGTCAAACCAACAGTACAACAGTTAGAAAAACTTACTGGACTGTCTCTATTAGATAATATGTTAGGTAGTACAGGAAACACTGCGACCAGTGGAGACTTAGATCTAGCAGTTGATGTTACAAAAATTACAAAAGACCAATTAATACAGTCATTGAAGGCAAAGGGCGTTGACGATAAAGATATCGCTAAGTCGGGCGACAGTGTGCATTACAAAGCACCTATAAAAGGTGATCCAACAAATGGTTACGTGCAGACAGACTTTATGTTTGGTAATCCACAATGGCAGAAGTTTAGTTTAAATGTTGTTGGTAACAGCGAATTCAAAGGTGTACATAGACATATACTATTAGCAAGCATTGCTAAAGCAAGAGGCCTCAAGTGGAGTTACAAGTACGGACTTGTAGTTAGAGAATCTAATAAAGTGTTGTCAACAGACCCAGACGAAATTGCTAGAATATTAATTGGTGGTACACGAAAAGATCTAGGATCAGTTGAGACTATTATAGCCAGAGCTAAACAAGATCCAGAATATGAAAAACTAGTAGCTGATGCTAAAGAAACATTTGAAAGAGATGGATTAGTGTTAGAAGATGCCAACGATGCAAACTTTATGGCACGCCTTAGAGATCGTATTGTTAATCAAGGTATGGAAGTTATCATTGAAGGTGCTCGTATAGAACATCCTGAAGATATGATATTTGATGGTGCTAGTCAAGGTGCACTTAAGGCCATTGCTACTTTAAGATCATTACCTAAGCAAGCCGCCGACATTACAATTAAATGGGACGGCAAGCCTGCAATAATATTTGGACGTAATCCTCAAGGACAGTTTGTGTTAACAGACAAGTCAGGATTTACTGCTAAAGGCTACAACGGTCTAGCAACAAGTCTTGAACAATTAGAAAAGATAATGCAACAACGTAGTGGCGAACGAGGTGACCTTGTTAACATGTATAAAACTATATGGCCTGCACTAGAAGCACAAACACCAAAAGGTATGAAAGGTTATCTTATGGGCGACTTGCTATATGTAGGTACACCAACTGAAAGCAACGGTAAGTATACCTTTACTCCAAACACAGTTTCTTATGCAATAGATAAAAGAACAGACCTAGGTGATCAAATAGGTAACAGCATAGCCGCATTGGCAGTACACACATTTAAAAGAAGTCCTGAAGATGCAGGACAACCATTCAGCGATATTGCACAACTAGGACAAGGACAGGTATTAATACTAGGTCCTAAAATGTCACAAACACCAACTGTTGATGTGCCAGAAGCACAACTAAGTGAACTTGAATCAACAATAAGAAAGAACTCAGATAAAATTGATGTGTTGTTTAATCCAGCAAGCCTACGTGAGTACCAACTTGCTAACTTACCAGCACTAATGAAACAGTACGGTAATGCTAAAGTACGACAAGGTAACTTTAGTAATATGGCAGAAGGCTTTTTAGAGTTTGCATCAACTAAAGTAACTCCACAAAAATTAGAAAGACTAACTAAGTTTTGCACAGACAATGCTCGTGCATTAGAACTAGTGTTTACATTGTTTAGAATGATAGGTGCTATTAAAACTAAAATTGTTAGACAACTAGACGGTGCTAGTTCAGGTATAGAAGCAAGCATAGATGGCGAACCAGGACATGAAGGATATGTTACTAGCGGTATTAAACTTGTAGATAGATTAAGATTTTCAAAATCAAACTTTGCAAAGAACATACAATAATGGAATTTATTAAAGATATTACAGAAGCAAGAATGTATCGTAGACTAGGTCAACTAGCAGGCAAAAATGTCAGCGAGTTAGCTAGCCAAACATTCACACACCTATTGATGTTAAGATCATTATATGATCTAGATAAACCTAAAGCAGTTAAGTATGCTAAAGAAATAGTAAACAATTTAAACTTTAATGGCTTCAGAGCAAGTATGCCTGATTTATATAACATGCTGGTCATGATTATAGAACAACACAAATATGCCGACAAGCTGTTTAACAATTGGGAAATAACTGTTCCTGAAATGCGTATTAAACGAGTAATTAGATCTATGTCTCAAGGAGATTTAGATTCAAACGACTTTGCCCAACTAATGTTAATTCTACAACGCAAGTTTCCAAACCTAGACGGTGATCAAATGCGTATGCGTAGAATGGTGCAAAATACTACAAAATCCACATCATCAGACCGCAAATGGATGCAAAAACGCCTCTTACAGATGTCGAGAAGAGTAGTTAATTCAGACTTACACCAGCTATATCAACAGGTTAGCGGAGTAAAACTAGACACATAATTTTGGTAATTTCAGCTAAATAAGTGCAGGGAAGAAACAAATTCCCATTTATTAGGAGAAATACAAAATGGCAACATTAACAAGATCACATCCAGTAGCAACAAGTAACAATACTGAATCAATAGGTAACCTACAATTTTTAACAGTAGATTATGTAGCAACAGCGGCTTCAACAGGCCCTGAAGGTGCACAGGCGGCTGTACTTAAAGCAGTTGCGGCAACAGCAACAATTGTAGCCGTCGGCCCAATGTTAGACACAAACTCACAACAAACATTTGCTGTTGAAGCAATTAGTGGTGACAACGTGGTTGCGTCAACATTGCAAACAGCAATTCGTGCATTAGGCACAGTTGACTCAGTTGATCTAAGTAATGCAACAGCTACACTTACACTATTAGGTATCTTAACAGCGGCAGTAGTTTAAATAATACAGTAAGAATTTAGAAACCCTGCTTTTTAAGTGGGGTTTTTATTGGCTAAAACTAGCTATATCAACTAGTTACCGCTATCACCCAGGTTAAATAATTTTGGTATTTTGAGCTAAATAAGTGCAGGGAAGAAACAAATTCCCATTTATTAGGAGAAATACAAAATGGCAACAGTAACAAGAACACATCCAGTAACAACAGAATATGACGTGGAATTTAACGGAAACTTACAATTTTTCACAGTTACATATCCATCTGACGTAAGTGGTAAAACAGGACCTGAATCAACACAAGCGGCTGTTCATAGAACAATCGGCGATATTGCAACAGTTATTGCAGTTGGTGCTTTAGGTAACTCAAGTACTGAACAAACATTTGCAGTTGAAGGAATTGGCGGCGATATAGTTGTAAAAGCGGCACTTGACACAGCATTTGATGCATTAGGTACAGTAGACTCAATTAACTGTGCTAACGTTACAGTAACACTAAAGCCTTTATACATAGCAGTTTAAGTATAATACTTTTGAAAAACCCTGCTTTTTTAAGTGGGGTTTTTTATTGGCTTAAATATCATTATGAATCCAAAACAAGAAGACTGGATATACGAAAGTCCTGATCGTGGTGAGACTGTATTTAGGCGTAAGTTCGGTGACAAGCATTTCCAGCGAGAAGAAATAACACCCGACAAGCCATTAACTATCTATAATGACTTTATGTGGATATACAGAAAAGACTGGGATGACCTAGCTAATAAACATCCAGCAGTAAAAGAACTTCTTGGGAAACTAATCACAATTACAAAGTTAGTAGACGAATGATAGTCTGTTGGACATTGGCAGATATTACTAATACAGGAGTTACTCGTATGCCTAGTAATAGTCCAAGTATAAAATTACGTAATCAGCAACGTAATTACGAAACATTTTTGCAATTAATAAGTATGCGTGGTCAGCCTACAGTTATAATAGCTCCAACAATGTTGACTAATAGAGATATTACTACACTACCCTTTGGCAAAACTTATCTTCAGGACCTGGGATTCAAATACAATGTGTGGATGTTTGCATTTGAAAGTGAGCAAGAAAAAGTATTTGATAATACAAGTGGACAATTAGGAGCGTTAATGTCTGATTTTAATGGTTGTCCTATCATAATTGGTATGGACGAAAATGCTAAAATAACTAATACAATCAATACGATAGGTGAAAAGTGTAATACCTTTTTCCTACACCAAAACCAGTAACGATGATAAATAAACGCAAAGCATCACAGAACGAACACAAAGACTAGGCACATTAAGGCTCATTACCAACCCACTAGATTCAGTGATAGAAACCTATTGATGGAATTTATAAAATGAGTGCTGTAAAAATTGAAAAAGAAAACCTAGAAGCTCACGTGGAATTGTGTGCAGAGAGGTATAACGCATTGGAAGATAAACTCGACAACGTTGAGAGAAAAGTTAGTTCACTAGAACTAGTTGTTAATGAAATCAAAGAAATGATTACACATAACAATAATTCACGACAAAAACAATTAATCAAATATAGTGTAACCATAATCGGTTCGCTAATAGTATTAGTAGGATGGATGGCGGCAAACTATATGTTACCTTACATCTTTACTGCTGTATAATCGTGACTATGGCAACTTTAACATTTGATAAATTTAACAGTCTTGCCAAGCAGAGTCTTGCATCAGTATCTAAAAATATAATTGTAAAAAAACAAAACACATACGAAGTATTTGGAGAGTTTAGAATAATTAAAGATGAATATGGTTTTGCTGTCCACCGTAATGGAAATGAAGTTGCATCTTTTCTTTCATCACGCAATGCTCTTAGCTATTGTATATTTCAAAAATACTTTCGTTATGAGGATGCTGGCTTATTAGAAAGATTAGACGGTAGATTACAGTCAAAGATATTTGATATTGAGGTAGCAAAAAATATTTTGACTAACTCAGCAGACCAATTAAAGAGATTCACAGCTTTAGCCAGAGTTGAAATATACATTGATGACACAAAGGTGATTAAAGAACAAATCAATGATGTTGTCAACATGGCTAAATACTTCCAACAAAGGGAATTAAACAATGAAGTTAACTGATATACAACAAAAGACAGACGCTAAATTTATTAATCGCGTGATGAATGCACACTTTGAATCAAAAGTAAATGTTTCTGCATTGAAAGAAAATACTGCACGTACAATGCTTACTAAAGTTAGAGCGTTAATCAAAGAAACTAAAGGTACACACAAGTTCCATACCAGTGAGAAAAGCCCAGCTTATCTACAACTGCTTATGATGGAACAATCACTAACTGCTCAATTACAAGAGTATGGTGCTGACAGTGCTAGGTATCAGGGTGGAACTGCTTATTCTGCAAATACTACACCATCAGTGATGACAGACATTAAAGATGAAGATGAAGACGAAGACGAAGATGAAGACGAAATGGAAGAAGCATGTGGATCTTCACATAAAAAGAAAAAAATGAAAGAGTCTAAATTAACAGAATCAGAAGTTGAAACAGCACAGGTTGTTTTAGCCGCACAAGATATGTTAGATAAAGTACAAAGCATGTTAGAAGATGTTGCAGATATGCAATTTAAAGATCTTCCTAATCTTGTCGAAATGATGAGAAATGAAGTTGGTGTTAATGAAGCACAGGCTTACCTAGATTCACAAACAGCAACACTATCTAGTTTAGTAACAACATTAGAACAAGCTAAAGCCGCCATGACAACAACAATGGCACCGTTAACGGGTGACCAAGCATTAACACCAGATGAGTTTGCTACAGAACCAGACTTAGATGCAGGTGTTGACAACGATACACCACCAGATTCTGGCATTGAAGCAGATAGCGATGGTGACATCACTGAACCAGATTTAGAACCAGACCTAGGCAGAGAAAGAAGATAAATGAAACTGTTTGAGGTCAGTGGACCCGCACTAGAACTAGCCTCTTTAGTACAGTACCTAATAGGTAAGAGTGACGAGCTTAATACTAAACCTCAAATTAAAACAGATACATTCATTGATATGGCAAGACAAACAGGTATAAACATATCGTTTAGTAATTTGCAAGCACTATCAAATCAAAACCCTTTAAAAAATATGATCACAAATCTAAATCAAGACACTATTGAATTTGGAATTGCAAATGGTGATCAAAAAATGCCTGTTGATAAAGCAAGAGATGTTGTTAAACAAATGGCAAAAAGATCACTACGCAAAAGAAATTAGATAACTACTATTATATGCTCCAAGCAAGAACCCATTCTCTAGCCAGACTGGGTTTTTTTATGTCTTGACATTAGCTTATAAATAGTGTAGTATAATAATTGTATACAGGAGAAGTTTATTATGGCTTATAGCGAAAAGGTATTAGATCATTACGAGAACCCAAGAAACGTAGGTTCTTTTGATAAAACTGACCCAACAGTTGGAACTGGCATGGTTGGTGCACCTGCTTGTGGTGATGTTATGAAACTACAAATTAAAGTAGAAGATGGAGTTATTACAGATGCGAAGTTCAAAACGTATGGATGTGGTTCTGCGATTGCAAGTTCAAGCCTTGTTACAGAAATGCTCAAAGGCAAAACAATCGAGCAAGCACAAGAAATTAAAAATATGGAGATTGTTGAAGAACTATCTTTACCACCGGTAAAGATCCATTGCTCAGTACTAGCAGAAGATGCTATTAAAAGTGCATTAGCAGATTATAAGAGTAAACAAGAAACCGCATAATGGAAGAAACTCAATCGCCCTGCGTGTCGATATGTGCTATGGACAACGGTATATGTGTGGGGTGTGGGAGAACATCTAAGGAAGTTAGTGAGTGGCTTAACTATACAGATGAACAACGTATAACTATAATGGAAAGATTGGAGAAAGAACAAAATGATATCTTTAACTGATGAAAATGGAGAAATAAAATGAAAGTGTTATGTATATTATATGATGACCCTAAAGGTGGAATGCCTGAGAGTTATCCATTAAGCAATTTACCTAAAATAGACAAATATCCTGATGGCATGACATTGCCAAATCCTCAAGGACGAGATTTTAAACCTGGAGAATTATTAGGTTGTGTATCTGGTGAGTTAGGTCTTAGAAAGTTTTTAGAAGATGCTGGTCATACATTAGTCGTTACGTCTGACAAAGATGGCAAAGGATGTACGGCAGATAAAGAATTAGTTGATGCAGATATTGTTATATCTCAACCATTTTGGCCATATTATGTAACAAGAGAATTGATGGAAACTGCCCCGAATTTAAAGATGGCGATTACTGCCGGCATTGGTTCAGACCATGTTGACTTACAAGCCGCCATGGACCATAACATTGATGTTGTTGAAGTAACTTATTGTAACTCAAGGTCTGTTGCTGAACATATCATTATGCAGATTCTAGTTTTAGTAAGAGATTTTACTACTCAACATAAGATTGTTAATGATGGCGGTTGGCATATTGCTGATGCTGTTTCTAGGTCTTATGATGTAGAGGGTATGAATGTTGGTACAATTGCGGCTGGTCGTATTGGTCTAGATGTATTAAGAAAGATGGAGGCATTTGATGTACATCTCCATTACTTTGATAAACATAGATTAAGTATAGAACAAGAACAAAAGTTAAATCTTACATATCACGATTCAGTCGAATCAATGGTTGCAGTTTGTGATGTGATTAACATTAGTTGTCCTTTACATCCTGAAACTGAACATCTGTTTGATGATGAGATGATTGCTAAATGTAAAAAAGGTGCTTATATAATTAATACTGCAAGAGGAAAGATTTGTGATAAAGATGCAATTGCTAGAGGTCTAGAATCAGGACATCTAAGTGGTTATGCTGGTGATGTATGGTTCCCACAACCTGCACCTAATGACCATGTTTGGAGGACAATGCCAAATCATGCAATGACTCCTCATACATCTGGAACATCTCTATCTGCTCAGACTCGATATGCAGACGGAGTTAGAGAGATATTAGAGTGTGTATTCAATGAGGTTGATATCAGAGATGAATATCTAATTGTTCAGAACGGAGAATTGGCTGGTGTTGGTGCTCACTCTTACACTAAAGGAACTTCAACAGGCGGCTCAGAAGAAGCGGCAGAGTTCAAAAAGTAAATGATATCTTTAACTGATATAGCGGCAGAGAAAGCTAGCAAAGCAATTACAAGCAGAGAAAATACTGTAGGGCTTCGTATTGGTGTAAAAACTACAGGGTGTTCAGGACTTGCTTACGTAATAGAGTTTGTTGACAGTATATTACCTGAAGACAATACGTACACTGACAAGGGTGTTACACTAATAATAAATAAAAAAGATTTAACATACCTAGATGGCTTACAACTAGACTATCAGAAAAAAGGATTAAACGAAGGATATGAATTCATCAACCCAAATGAATCAGCAAGATGTGGATGCGGTGAAAGTTTCACGGTCTAATAGGCGACTGTTTACTTTTGGATGCAGTTTTACAAACTACCAATGGCCTACCTGGGCAGATATAGTAGGTCAGGAATTTAAAGAACACCAAAATTGGGGAGCAGTAGGAGGAGGTAATCTTTTTATACTCTGCTCACTCTTAGAAGCTATACAAAGAGAATCTATTAGTATTAACGACACTGTAATTGTAATGTGGTCATCTATAGGTAGAGAGGATAGATGGATCAAAGGAAGATGGGAAACTCCAGGTAGTATATATAATCAGCTTGTGTATCCCAAAGACTGGGTAGACAAATTTGCAGATCCAGATGGTTATTTAATACGTGACGCCGCACTGATATCTGCAGTTATGAATACCTTAGATAACATTAAGTGTGAATATTACATGTTAAGCATGTTACCGTTCAACATCGTCAATGACGCAGATCTTAATATCCTACAAAAAATAAAATCTAAGTTCAACTTACTCAATGGTACTGAGAGACACAACACCATTGATTCAATAAGTGATACAAGTAAAGTATTAGAAATTTATCAAGATGTGTTTGATAGAATACGCCCATCTGTCTTTGAGACCATATTTGATAATGATTGGTATAGCAGGAAAGGATTTAAGTCCATGACATGGATAGAAACCAGTTATAGAGATTCTAAAAACACATGGGCCCAACACTGGCCTCCCTATGAAGATTTTATTAACAAAGATGTTGATGATAAAACGCTACACGAAATAAAACAAGTTTATGACTTTGACAACCTAGACCAATTCTTAGAAGAAATTAAAAGATTTGAAAGTAGAAATGATCAGCACCCAACCCCCTTAGAGCATCTAGAATATCTAGATAGCGTATTACCAGAGATACTAATTAGCCAAGAAACTAGAAGTTGGACTGAAAAAAAACATCTAGATGCCGAAAAGGGAATTACCTGGGAAACAAAAAAAGTGGAGAGGCTATAGCACCGTGCAAAAGGTATTTACGAATGGCTGACTATAAATCTCTCTATCAAGAGGTCATCCTCGATCACAACAAGAAGCCGCGTAATTACGGTACCCTCGACCAAGCAAGTCACTCTGCGGCAGGCCATAACCCGCTGTGTGGTGATCACATTAAAGTGGCACTCAATCTTGAACACGAGTGCATATCCTGTATAGTATTTCAGGGAGAATCATGTGCGATCTGCAAAGCGTCAGCGTCAATGATGACGACAGCCATTAAAGGTAAGTCCCGTACTGACGCAGAAGTTCTGATTCAGGAATTTCTTGCCATGGCTACTGGAAAACTCAGCCTTGACAAACTAAATCACATTGGACGGCTTGCGGTGTTTGCAGGTGTGTGCGACTTGCCTACACGTGTTAAGTGTGCAATACTGCCGTGGCACACGCTTCATGCCGCATTTAACTCAATTAACAGCACATCGACTGAAGCAGATGCAGACCCGATGCACGCCACAATAGGCAACGCATGATGTAATGCCGAATTTTTAGGGGGTTAAGATGCCGAAAATAGCAGAAATTGAAGACACACCCAATCCGAACGCGGTGAAGTTTATTCTTAAAGAACCGCTGACTTGGGGGATAACACACTCGTACGACAACGCCGAGCAGGCGCAGGATGATACCCTTGCCTCCACACTATTCGATATCGAACACGTGACCAATGTGTTTTACATCGATCGCTGGCTCACGGTCACACAGGACGGTGAAGCCGACTGGCCAGAATTAGTTCGTAAAGTCGCCGTGCCGATTCGAGCCGCACCAGCGGCAGAGGAGCAATCTGCTACCACTGTTGCGGCCTCTGCTGATACTGACCTAAGCCCTGAGGATCAGCGGCGCCTTGATGTGATCAACGTGATGTTGGACGAGCAGATCCGTCCTTCGCTACAAGGTGATGGCGGCGATCTAAAAATACTTGATCTCAACGGTAACCAGCTAACAGTACACTACCAAGGTGCATGCGGAACCTGTCCGTCCTCAATAGCAGGAACGTTGCGTGGCATCGAGAATCTACTTCGATCAATTGAACCTGATATCGAACTTGTAGCTGTTTAAGTTATTAACTCTGACAAAATAATAGTTGACATTATTAAAAAATCGTGTAAAATTGTATTAAATAGAACTTATCCTACGTAGTAACACATTAAAAATCAAGGACACTGCATGATAACAAATAAATTTGATTATAAAGAGTTAACTAGAACAACCACAGAACATCAACGGTTGTATCAATGTCCAGATGGTAATGCTGTTCCTAGTGTAACAACTATCTTAGATAAAACAAAATCAGCAGAAAAAACTAAAGCATTAGCAAATTGGCGTAGGAGCATAGGTGAAGCAAAAGCAACTGAAATAGTTACTGAAGCCGCCAACAGAGGAACACGTATGCACACTTACTTAGAAAATTATGTTCTAGGTGAAGAACTAAAAGAGACAGTGTCTAATCCTTATGCTCAACAGAGTCTAGACATGGCTAAGATTGTTATTAAAGAAGGTCTATCAAATGTAGATGAGTATTGGGGGACTGAAGTTGCTTTATACTTTCCGGAAATTTATGCAGGTACAACTGACCTAGTAGGTGTACACAAAGGTGACGATGCAATACTTGATTTTAAACAATCAAACAAACCAAAGAAGCGTGAATGGATTGAAGATTACTTTCTTCAACTAGTAGCCTACGCAGAAGCACACAACGAAGTGTACGGAACTAATATACGCAAAGGTGTAGTACTGATGTGTACCAAGGACTATAAATACCAAGAGTTCATAACAGAAGGCGTAGAATGGGATATGTGGAAACAGAAATGGTGGGACCGGGTAGAGCAATACTATAAAAAACATAGATGATTAAGTTTGCATTTGGGTGTAGTCACACTGCCGGAGTTGGTGTAGAATTACATGAGGCGTTTCCTAATCTTCTTAATGCAACTAACTACGGAGTTGAAGGAATCAGTGCTAACTTTCTTGCCAGACATCTAATAGAAAAAGTACAAGAACAAAAGCCAGATGTAATTTATATTCTTTGGCCTGATTGGTCCCGCTTTGAATATATAGATAACGACGGTAATACACAACAGTCACTTCCTACAGATACTAATCGAATTCATTTTATGGAAACTGCTACTGACGATTGGTTAAAGAGCAATTTTAAAAAAGTTGTTGATAGCGTGCATACCTATTGCGTAGATAACAAAATTACGTTGATAGATGCAACACTGTATGATCTTATACCGTTTATTAATCATGCAGACAAATGGCCCGTATCTAAATTAGGACATCACTATAGCGAAATTTGGCATCAATGGGTAGCTGACATTTTTAATAACGCATTACAAAATAATACAAGATTTCCACTTAATAATGAATAAACATAAATGATTGACATACTATTTGCTCTCGTCGTTAAACACTGTATAATTGATTTAGGATTACAGAGCCAACTCCTTGCCAACAAAACACATAAAAAAGTGTTTTATTTTGGATGTCACGAACATTATATACATCATGCTATAGGAACATTTGTAGCACTGTATTTTTTTACAGATATATCAATAGTACTATTAGCAAGTGTTATAGATTACCTAGCACACTGGCATATCGACTTTGCAAAACATAATCTAAATAATTGGTTAGAATATACTAGAAAAGATAAACTTTTTTGGTGGGTAGCAGTAGTTGATCAGTTGTTACATTTCTTAACTTACTATCTTTTGGTCCTCTATGTTATTTCCTAGATAAATATACTGATAACAATGGAACTTTAAAAAAGATGGCTACAGTACAAATCTCAAGAATACAGCATAGACAAGGTCTAGCAGAAAACTTACCTCAACTAGCAGGTGGTGAATTAGGCTGGAGTATAGATAATAGACAGTTATATATTGGTAACGGAACCATTGCAAATGGTGCACCGGTAGTTGGTAACACAGAGATACTAACTCAATTCTCAGATATCGTTCAACTAGCAGATACTTACACATATAAAGGTGATGCCGCAGGATACACATCCAAGACAGGAGCATTAACAAGTACACCTGTAACAAGAACATTACAAGGTAAATTAGATGACTTTGTATCAGTAAAAGACTTTGGCGCAGTAGGTGACGGAGTTACAAATGATACACTTGCGATTAATAGAGCATTGTATGAAATATTCTGTCGTGAAGTAAACCCAGAAGTACGAAGAGGCTTGTATTTTCCAGCAGGAACATATCTAACAAATGATACAATATTAATTCCACCTTATGCTAAGATATGGGGAGAAGGAATGCACTCAACAGTGATCAAACTAGATGTTGATCCATCGAGTACTATTGCAACATATATGGCTAGAACAACAGACAGTCTACAACAAACAGGAATTAACATTGGTACTAACTCAGCAATAACACCTAAGAATGTTGAAATATCATCACTGACATTTGAAGCCGCTGAGATTACTAATATCTTTTTAGTAGAATCAATTGATCAAATGTATTTTGATTCAGTAGGTTTTAAAGGAACACTAACATCCGCAGATTTAAATGTAGCTACAGATGATGCAAGTTGTGTACGAGTTAATGGAACAAGTGCAAACATTTCACGTGCAGTAACATTTGATAAATGTGCATTTACTAATATGACTTACGCATTTAAAATTGATGAACGTTGTCAAGGATGGACAGTAAGTAACTCAAAATTTGAAACACTATACAATGGTGTAGTTTTAGGTACTTCACTAGTTGACGGTGGACCAGTCGGCTTCCGTACAGTACATAACTTCTTTGATGAAATTTATGGTTCAGCAATTGTTTATGATCTAGTTAGCACTTGTGCTACTGCTCATAACATATTCTTAGATAATTGTGGTAAACAATTCGGTGCAAGTCCACAGGTACCAGTAATTGATTTTAATACTAATAATAATATATCAATTGGTGATATGTTTGAACGTAGTGATGCTGATAGTTTAACATTCCCAAGAATTGATGTAGGCACAACAACATCAATTGGTTTAGACAATACTAAACAAATTCAGTTAGGTAGTTTTGTTCGTGAAAGTGGTAAAACTGCTACACTAACAGATAATACAGCAGTTGCGGCATCAGTATTCACAGTGGCATCTGGAGATATAACAGCTTGGTCAATGGATTATACTATAACAAGAGGATCTAACATAAGACATGGTAAAATGGCAGTACGCAATGCGTCTTCTCCGAGTTACTCAGATGAATATGTTGAAGATGCATCAACAGGTGTTACCTTAACAGTTGTTAATACATCAGGCACAACATATGCTTTGCAATATGTATCAACTAGTACAGGTAGTAACGCTACATTAACTTACAGTCTAACACAGTTAGGATAGTATGTGGCCCGTCGGCTATGAAGAACGGCTCCAATCCTGGGTTCAACTCAGACAAGATTGTGAAAACAAATCCCTTAAAGCACAACTTAACCAAATAGCAGGATGGTGGGGTCATGCTCCTCGAGTAAAAAATGTATTACATTGGCAGGATAAAACAACCTGGCCAACCCCCTGGGAACTTTTGGCAGATAATAACTTCGATGAGCTTGCTATTTCCTTAGGAATGTCATATACTTTATTGATGCTAGAAAGTAATAATACCACAGTTGAGATTGTACAAGCAAAGGACATCTCCGCTAACGAGTATAATTTAGTTATGGTTGACAATCAGAAATATATACTTAATTATGATCCGTGGTTAGCAATAAATAGCGAGCAGGTAGATTTTAAAATATTAAATACAGTTGGCAGTGATCAACTATTACAAAAAATAGGATAGAGATGGCAGAGATTATAGTTACTAAAAGAGACGGAAGTAAAGAACCTTTAAACATCGAAAAACTGCACAAAGTTGTAATGTGGGCATGTGAAGGTACCACAGGTGTATCAGCCAGTGAAGTTGAGATTAAAAGTCACTTACAATTTTACAATGGTATTAAATCGTCAGACATTCAGGAAACTGTTATTAAGTCTGCCGCTGATTTAATAACAGAAGATACTCCTAACTATCAACATGTTGCTGGTAGATTAATTAGTTATCATATTCGTAAAGATGTATATGCACAGTTTGATCCTTGGCATATTACAAAATTAGTTAAACAAAATATTGAACTTGGTCTGTATGATCCTCATCTATTAGAAGATTACACAGAAGATGAATGGGACCAAATTAATTCATATATTAAGCACAATCGTGATGAAATGCTAACGTATGTTGCTATGGAACAATTCCGTGGTAAGTACCTCGTACAAAATCGAGTTACAGGACAAATATACGAAAGCCCACAAATGACATATATGTTAATAGCAGTAACGTTATTTTCAACTTATGCAAGAAGCTCTAGATTACAATACGTTAAAGATTATTATGACGCAATATCAACTCATCAGATAAGTTTACCTACTCCTGTAATGGCAGGCGTAAGAACTAGTCAACGACAGTTTAGTTCATGTGTACTAATTGAAACAGATGACAGTTTAGATTCTATTAATGCCACAGCGGCGAGTATTGTTAGGTATGTGTCACAGAAAGCAGGTATTGGTGTAAATGCAGGTCGAATTAGAGCTATTAAAAGTCCTATTAGGAAAGGCGATGCTTACCATACTGGTGTTATCCCATTCTTTAAATTATTTCAGGCGGCAACACGATCGTGTTCACAAGGTGGGGTAAGGAATGGCGCGGCAACCTTGTACTATCCTATATGGCATTTAGAAGTAGAGGACTTATTAGTACTTAAAAACAACAAAGGTACAGATGATAATCGTGTTCGTCATATGGATTATGGTGTGCAGTTTAATAAATTAATGTATGAAAGATTGTTAGCAGGTGGAGACATAACGTTATTCTCACCACATGATGTTCCGGGTATGTATGATGCGTTCTTCCAAGATCAAGATAAGTTTAAAGAACTATATGAAACTGCAGAACGTAATACAAAAATTCGTAAGAAAACATTAAAAGCAATTGATTTGTTTAGTTCATTTATACAAGAACGTAAAGATACAGGTAGGATATATTTACAAAATGTTGATCATGCTAACACACACGGGTCGTTTGACCCTAAAGTAGCACCAATTAGACAAAGTAACTTATGTTGCGAAATTAATTTACCAACCAAACCGTTAAACGATTTAAATGATCCCGATGGTGAAATAGCATTATGTACATTAAGTGCTATTAATTGGGGTGCATTCAGAGCTCCGGAAGAGATGGAAAAGGCGTGCGGGCTTGCTGTGCGAGGATTAGACGCCCTTTTAACCTATCAGAACTATCCAGTACTAGCGGCCAGAATGGCTACAGAAAACAGGCGACCTTTAGGTGTAGGCATTATTAATTTGGCATATTGGTTAGCAAAGAATGACTTTACATACAGTGATCCTGGTTGCTTACCTGAATTAGATCGATGGGCACAGCACTGGTCATATTACCTGATTAAAGCATCTGCAGACTTAGCAGAAGAATATGGTGCTTGTCCTAAATCAGATGAAACTAAATATCATCATGGTATATTACCGGTTGACACATATAAACGAGATGTCGACGAGCTAGTACCACACAAAGATCTAGTTGATTGGTCTGGATTGCGTAAGCAACTTAAGAAGACTGGTATACGTAACTCAACACTAATGGCACTAATGCCAGCAGAGACATCTGCACAAATTAGTAACTCAACAAACGGTGTAGAACCTCCACGTAGCTATATTAGTATTAAGCAAAGTAAACACGGAGCGTTAACACAAGTAGTACCTGAGTTTAGAAGATTGAAAAACAAATACGAACTATTGTGGGATCAGAAGTCTCCAATAGGGTATTTGAAGATAATGGCTGTACTCCAAAAATATATTGACCAAGGAATATCGGTAAATACTTCTTACAATCCAGAGCATTATGAGGATGAAAAGATCCCAATGAGTGAGCTGTTACAACACGTTATTATGTTTTATAAATACGGTGGCAAGCAGTTATACTACAACAACACACACGATGGTCAAGGCGAAATTGATATTGACCGTGATGTAAAAGATAGTGTCGAATTTAATGAAAGTGACCTGGATGATGCAGACTGCGATAGTTGTAAACTTTAAATAACCACAATAAGAATATACTACATGAGCGTTCTAAATACAAAAACAAATCATCTTAAGAGCCTAGCATTTCTTGACAAAAGCGGTGGCCGTGGCATACAAAGATATGATACCCTGAAATATAAACAGTTTGATAAATTAACTGATCGCCAGTTAGGTTTCTTTTGGCGGCCAGAAGAAGTAGATGTAATGCGTGATAGTAAAGACTTTAAAGATCTTACACCGTATGAACAACACATCTTTACTAGTAATCTGAAACGTCAAATACTGTTAGATAGTGTTCAAGGACGTTCACCTAACTTAGCCCTATTACCTCTTGTTAGTTTACCAGAGATCGAAACCTGGATTCAGACCTGGGCATTTAACGAAACAATTCATTCACGTTCGTACACACACATTATACGTAATGTATTTGCTGACCCATCAAAAGTATTTGATGAAATGATGAACATTGAAGAAATAATTAATTGTGGAACTGAAGTTACTAGATATTATGACGACTTAATTGAATATGGATCTTGGTATAACTTACTAGGTGAAGGAGTTCATACAGTAAATGGTAAGAAAATTACAGTCGATCGTTACGAACTTAAGAAGAAACTATGGTTATGTATCAATTCAGTTAATGCGTTAGAAGGAATACGCTTTTATGTTTCATTTGCATGTTCGTGGGCATTTGCTGAACTTAAGAAAATGGAAGGCAATGCTAAAATTATTAAACTAATTGCACGTGACGAAAATGTACATTTAGCATCAACACAGCATATGTTAAAAATGTTACCACAAGATGACAAAGACTATATTAAAATTAAAAAAGAATGTGAACAAGAAGTAGTTGATATATTTAGAACTGCTGTTGAACAAGAAGGAGCATGGGCTAGTTACTTGTTTAAAGATGGATCAATGATTGGTCTTAACGAAGAACTACTAAAAGACTATGTAGAATGGATAGCATCAAAACGTATGAGTAGTATAGGACTTCCTCAAATTTATAAAGGTGGTTCTAACCCTCTTCCGTGGACACAGAAATGGATAGCAGGTGGTGATGTACAGGTGGCCCCTCAGCAAACTCAAATATCCTCATACACAATTGGAGCTGTCAAACAAGATGTTTCTAAAGACACATTTAAAGGACTTAGTTTATAAATGTGGAATAACCCAGATACAATTGACAATGAAATTATATCTATGGCAAAAGATCTCAAATGTAATTGGATAGGAGCAGTTAAAGTTGACGCACAGTCTGCATACGAGTATAATAACTGCCACAACAATGTTAGAATACACTCTAGTATATATGGGGGTAAGGAAGTAGTTGGCTATTATTTTGTGAAAGGGTTTAATGTTGTACAAGCTATAAGACATAGTGTATGGGAAGACAACACGTTAGTAGATGTCACCCCATACAAGGATAACAGAGAACATATTATTTTTGCATTAAGTGTAGACCAATCTAACGATTACTCGATACCTAACTGTTACTCTCAGTCTCTTTCTAAATACTTAGAACAGGAGAGTGAGAGCATGTATTATGTATATCAAATAGTAGATCCGAGAAACAACCAACCATTTTATATCGGCAAAGGTACAGGTAACAGAGCATCAACACATTTACGGACTGTGCCTGACACTAGAAATGTGTACAAAGAAAATAAAATCGCTAGTATAAGAAAGTCCGGAGTAGAACCAGTAATTGAATATATCGCTGAAAACATATTAGACGAGAAATTAGCGTATGATATTGAGGCTACTGTAATTAAAAAGTATGGTAGAAAAGGATATGACAAGAATGGCATATTAACTAATATATGCCCTGACGCTCGCCCACCTAATCACAAAGGTAAAACATACGAAGAAATATACGGGGTTAATAAAGCAAAGCAACAACGAGAATTAAGATCACGCCTCCAGAAAGAGAGAGGTGGGTATGGTCCTAAACAACATAGCATCGAAACACGAAAACGATTTAGTGAATTAAATTCTGG